CTGTAGGCGAGCATGGGATTGAGCCCGGCCGCTCGCATGTCGGCCATGCCTCGCTGGTAGGAAGTGTTCGCCATTTGCTTGGCATAGTCCTGGGCGTTCGTAACGCTCTCGCGTTGAAAGTCTTCCTGCCGTCCGACCATCTCACGAGAGAAATCCATGGATTGCAGGGCCTGACCCTGCTGGAACTCCATCTGTTGCGCCGCCTGTTTGGCGTTGGCGCTGTTGCTCATGACCCCGCCAGCGAGCCCTAAAAGCCCGCTGGCGACACCCCCGAGAACGGGGGAGGAAAGAAGGCCGAGCATCAAAAATGATCCATCAGGCCAGGAACGCCGTAGACCGGCATGGGACGCGCACAGCGCATCTTGAAGTAGAAGTCGCCGATGAACTGAGGCTCATTCTGGACAGCGATGACACGCTCAAATGGCGGCTGGTCCTGAATAAAGGCGAAATTGAGGAGAGGGCGCTGCCCGAAGTCTTGGGACAAGTGCCAAGTGTCGAGGCTTTGCGGATCGTTCGAGCGCATCTTCCCGGTAATCTGGGAAGGCTTATAGCGATACTCCGCATATCGCTCTTGATAGCCGAAAACGGTCTCATCGCCGGCAGTACCATCGCAATAAATTTCCTTCGAAAGGACAGCCTGTTCGCCAATGTGCGAAAGAGCTGGCCAGTAGAAATCGAAGCGGCCACGACGCGACCACATGCGGTGGAGGCCCTGCTGATAGGTCAGATCCGCCCGAATGTTCACGAGGCCGATGATGACGCAGTGCTCGGTGAAGGACTTCGTGAAACCGTGGCCGGTCATGACAGAGGTGCCATAGGCAGCAAGATTGCCTTGTGGGGTATCGGCAGGGGTGCCGTAGGCGCTGGCCGAGGTCTGGGGAACGTGGTGGATGTTGATGCTGGACTGGCCGCCCCCGAGGTATTCAGGGCGCTGGAGACGAGCATCAGGAGAAACGACGCCGAAATGGGCGCGAATGACTTCCGTGTAGCGAGTGCCGCCGCGGGCATCGCGCTCATACAGTTTCTGCACCTGAAAGGCTTGGCGCAGCTGATTGATAGTCGCAGCAGTGGCTTCAGAGAGATCGGCAGATAGACCAGGAACGTCCCATTTGAGAGCGCCAGACGGGGTAGCAGCATTGGCCCACTTGGCGGTTTGGGTTCCGTCACCAGCAAAGTAGACGCCCTGAGTGACGCCGTCGGCAGTCTGGAGAACAGGGGTGGCGCTGCTGCTGGATGGAATGATGGGAGCGGTCGATCCAAGGGGAATAGAGACGCTCTCGCCCTTTTGAGGCCAAGGCAGGCAGCTGGTGAAATAGTCGTGGCGCTTGCCGCGTGGCCTTAGGGCGTAGTCGGCGACAGGGTCGGGGCCATCTCCGGTATGGACAGGAATGGAGCCCTGGAGGTTCTGGTCCCGAAACCATTCATTCCAGATGAGATTATAGGCTCGGAAGTGAAGCGCAGAGACTGAGAGGTTTGGTACTCCAGTCGGCAGGCCGAAGTAGTCAGCAAGGGTAGCATTACCCCAGCCCGTAGAAGCCGGTGAAACGACTTGCGGAACGAGGTAGTCGGTAGAAGCGCCAGGATTGTCCTGTTGACCATTGAACTTCTCCCAATTGTCCCAAAGCAGCCGCACAGGGACTGCGAAAAAGAAAGTGTTGAAATAGGCGTTGTCCATATAGGGGTGAAGGGGCGTGGCCAGCCGGGCAAAGCCGGTCATGTTCACGTTGAAGGTGTCGCCGGGAAGGGCTTCATCCACGAAGATCGGGATAAGCCTGCCGCTGTCCATGGTGGTCTTAAGACCGTGGGAGCGATCAAAGGAACTGCGCGGAATGTCCGCGCGGGGAACCTTGGCGAAGTTATGGCCCATCACTGATGGCATACGCATGGCAGGGTTTCCTTATTCCAGGGGAAGACGAGGAGCAGAGACGACGAGGCCAGAACAGGAGCCGTAGCTTTCCAGCGTACTCATGAACTGGGCGGTGACGTCGCAGAATGTGCCGACCTGATAGAAGACGTAGTCGGCAGGGTGACGGCCAATCGATGTGCCAGGATCGTTGGCCAGATCAGTAGCCATCCGGAGCGCGGCGCCGGGATGGCTGGAGAAGAACGGCACCGAATAAGCGCCGGTCTTGGTGTCGAGGAAGGCGAATGCTTTGAGGATCATTGTTCGTTGTCCATGTTTCTGTGGAGCCGCGCGACGCGCAGCTGTTGAACTTCCTCCCGGACCGCCAAGCGGTCGGAGGTATTGTTGTCGGCCTGTTTAGCAGCCTCAACCTTGCGCTTAGACTTGATGAGCAGCTGCTGCCGCTCATTCTCTTTGCGAAGGTAGTAGGAAGGAATCGGCTTTTTGGCGCCGTTGATGACGACAAAATCCGAAGGGAAGCAGTCATCCCGGTATCGTTCGAGCCAAGGCATACCAATGCCAGGACGCGAAGACATGGTGATGAACTCGGGGTGCAGCTGGAGGACTTGGCCTTCAGCTGTAATGTGGCGATAGCGCTCATCCGCTAGATCGCCGTTGACCTTCTTCAAGCAGTAGCGAGCGACATAGCCCGCCGAAGAAGGGGTGAAGGTTCCGACTTCGGAGTGGCCGAGAGTCCAAACCTTTTCGAGCTTTTCAGAGCGGTAGGACACATGGCCGGAGCCAGTGCGCCGCCAGGGCTTGAGATCGGGGAATTGGAACCCGAACAGGAGGATATGGTAATGGGGCCGGAATGTCCGGTCCCCATATTCGGCAGCGGCAAAGAAGCGCATGGGACCATGCATCTTGCGAAGCCGTTTCATGAATAACTGCACATGGCGCACCGAGACCTGAGGTGGCGCGGGCAGGTTTTCATCGGAGTAGGTCAGGGTGATGAACGAGGTTTGCTCGTGCATCGAAGCCTCATGGCAGAGACGAGTAGACCAGTCTTGAGCCTTAGCCATACGGCACCCGATGCACTGGCCACAGGGAACCTTGAAGGACTTGGCCCCCTGGTAGGACTTTGACGCAGTGAAAACGATGCCGCGGCCGCTGCCAGGGAGGCCCGGGTAAGCATCGATTGGGTGGTAGCAAGGCATTCACGGCCTAAAGCCGAATGCCGCCGCGCATGGGAGCGCCGGCGTGGTTCTTGCCGTTGACGCGATTGCCTCGCCGGAAATTGGACCGATTGGCCCCGGCAGAGAGCTTGGAGCGTTTCATGGGAGAGAGCCTTTCAGGCTTGGGTTAAGACACCGAGGACGGTGTCAGGAGTGATATTAGACAACAAGGGAGGAATATCACAATGCCGGCGTGCGCCGGTTAGGCGCTGGCGCGCGTGCCTCCAGGCACGCGCTTGCGTTCCGAAGCCTTCCGGCTTCGTGGGTGCAGGGGCTTCGCCCCTTCCCCCCGC